TAAGTGCTTTAGAAGCAATAGTAATTAGTGGTTTGTTAAGTGATATTAGTAAGGGCAATATGGAAAATATAGAAAAAGAATTTTTATTTGATTTTATAAGAGGTTATTTTGATGGGGATGGATCAATATCTGTTGAAAAAAGATCAAAACAGTTAAGATGTAATTTTACAACAGGCTCCCTTGATTTTGTTAACTCTATAAAAAATATTTTTGAAAAACATGATATTAAATGTTATATATCTAATCATAGTGGAAAATATTTTCAATTGACAATTTCTTCGAAAAGCTCCACTAAAAAGTTTTTAAACATAATATATGAAAAAGCAAGTGTATATTTGGATAGAAAGTTTAACTTTTATAAAAAAAACATTGACTTATTAGAATACATTCGAGAAGGATGGAATAAATAGTTGCCTCAATATGTGGTAACACATATTATTTAATTGCGGAAGAAATCTGGAAAGCTGAGACGCTAATCAGAGTGGAAGGCTATTTCTAAATAGTCACACGCAGAGCATAGAGATTGAAATAATATCTCCAAGAGTCCGCAACTCCGTTTTAAACGGATGAAAAGATATGCCGAACTTTAGAGAAAAAAATCTAAAGAATATAGGGATAAAAAGCCTTATAGATAACAAATTGAACAGAGCAAATTATATAATTATTGAAGAAAGCAGATTGGTTCCTAAAGAGATACTGGAGCAGGTTATTAAACCATTTCTTGAAACTAGAACGCCTCCGTTTAGATCAAAACCAGAATATGCAGAGAGAGATGATTTAATTCAAGAAGGTATTATCTCTTACATTACAAGTGCTTGGTATAAAAGCGAATATTGGTTTACTTATGTTAAATCAACAATAAAAAGAATGATGGCTGGAGACAAAACAGCGAATTTTCTTGCTTTTGATTATTTGATAAGCCTTAGACACAACATCAAAACAAAATTGATGCTTGAAAATGAAATGAGCGATGCTGATCCTATAACTGTCCAGATGGAGTATGAGAACCTTCCTTCTGGTCAATCAGGAAAAAGTTATTTCTCAATGTCTATGTTCAAAAGAAGCATGAAGAGAGCTTTTTATCCTCAACGAGCAGATGTTTACAATGAAAAGAAAAATCCTTTTGAGATTAAAAAAGTAGACGGAGAAATAAGAATTATATCTGTTGACGTTGCTACTCGTGCCAATAAGGTAAACGACCAAACAATTATTTCTTGTGCAAGACTTATACCGAATATAGGTAAAGGATATGCAAGGCAGTTGATTTATATGGAGTCTCATAAAGGTAAAAACACTGTTGTTCAAGCAAAAAGAATAAAAGAAGTTTTTCATGATTTTGAAGCAGACTGGGTTGTATTGGATTTACAAAACGCGGGAATTTCCATATTCGACTCAATGACTCAAGTAACTCAGTCTGAAGAGAGAGGAATTGATTATCCTCCAATGACTGTTGCAGATCATGAATTCATTGACGAAAAATTGAGGGAAGAACTTTTGGGAAGAACGTTAGGAATAGATGCTAAACCAGTTATATTCCCAATTCTCGCCACAAGTACATTAAACTCTCAAATAGCGGTTTCTTTTAGAAACGCATTGCAGAAGAAATTGTGGTCGTTTTTGGTTTCCGATAACGATATTGAAGAATTCCTAATGAAATCGTATAAAGACTTCATGACAAATGACAGCGAATCTTATCGCGCATTTTATTTAAATCCGTATCTTCAAACAACTTTGTTTATCGGAGAATGTGTTAACTTGGATATGATGCTTGTAAGTGGAAACATTAAACTTGTAGAAAAAGAAGGCAATTATAAAGATAGATACACTTCGGTATCGTACTTGAATTTTATAGCTTCTTTGTTTGATAAAGATTTGCTAAAAGAAACGGATGATACGAGCGACTGGGATGCTCTGCTCGGTGTAAGTTATATTGGTTAGGAGGAAACAAAATAAATGAATATATTAAATGCAATAAACGCAACAGCGACAAGTACAAATACTAGTACACTAGTTTCGGGTTCTATTTTGAACGCTACAAACGGAATGAGTGTTTCGTTTACAGTAAAAAATACTGGAGATACAAATAGTGTTGATTATTTAATTTTAGCAGGAAACGCTTCTGATTTAAGTGATGGAGTTACCATTCAAAACTCCGCAACATTAGCGGCTGGTGCAGTTGGATCATATTCGATTCAAATCGCGCCCTTTTGCTACTATGCCGTAAAAATCGCTTCAACTTCTGCTGGTAATCATACCACAATTGAAGCCAAAGGTAGAGTGAGAGGGTAGCATGAACGAAGAATTGAAGAAAAGATTCGAATATCATGAACTAGATGAAAATCAATTAGAATTAGTTGAAGAGTTAAGAAGACGTTTTATTGAATTAGCAGAATTTATAGATAAGGAATGTCCTGTCAGCAGGGAGAAGTCCCTCGCTTTGACAAACCTCGAAACTTCTGCTTTTTATGTAAACGCTTCTGTAGCAAGATACTCTTGACAGAATTAAGTTTTTGTGGTAAAATTGATTAGATGGATAGCTCGACGGAGCGAAAAGCACAATCCCTAGTGTCTTCCATCTATTTTAATTTATAGGGAATTATTGAAAGGGAAAATAATAATATGGGTTCTTTTATTGATATATCTGGGAATAAGTATGGCAGATTGCTGGTTGTTTCTCTAGATAGTATGCGTGGGAAACGCGGTGCTTATTGGAAATGCGAATGTGATTGCGGAAACATAAAAGTGATATGGGGAGCATCTCTTAAAAACGGAAAAACTCTTTCCTGCGGTTGCTATAATTCGGAAAAAACATCAGAGAGATGCAGAAATAACTTTAAAGATGTTTCTGGAAAAAGATTTGGAAAACTTGTTGCTCTAGAAAGAGTTTCTTCGATTAATGGAATTTCTAGATGGAAATGTTTATGTGATTGTGGGAATGAAACAATCGTAAGGATTGGTTGTTTGCAGAGCGGAACTACTAATTCATGCGGGTGTTACATGTTAGAAAGATTAAGAGAATCAAATTTTGAAGATTTGAAGAATCAAAGATTTGGAAAGTTAACTGTTTTATATGAAGATACATCTGAAAGCAAATACGAAAAAGAAAAAAGAATTAGATGGATATGTGCTTGTGATTGCGGTAAAGAAACTTCTGTTACCGCACATAGTTTAAAAAATGGAAATACAAAATCTTGTGGGTGTTTACACGAATCTTACATTGCCTCAGAATTAAAAACATATTTCATAAAAAAATATAATGCTGAAAAAGAGCATAGGACGCTTAAAAATACAGAGACGAATCAATGGTTTAGATGTGATATTTATATTCCGTATGGAGAAAACTTAAATTTAAATGGTTTCTATATTGAAGTTCATGGGGAACAACATTATAAATTAAACGATTGGCATAAACGTCAATCGAAGAAAAACGGAACTACCCCAGAAGAAGAATTTGAAAAGCAAAAGAAAAAAGATAAAATTAAAAAGAAGTTTTCCAAAAAGAATGGGGTTTATATAGAGATTGATATTAGAAAGTTTAAAAGTTCAAAAGAGGCGATAATTTATATAGAAAAAGTACTTGAAAAGAACCTGTTTTATGAATAGGTTCTTTTTATTTTAGAAAGGAGGAGACTTGGCGACAAAAAGAAAAAGCATAAAGAAGGAAACTCCTTCAGAAGAAAAAATATTAATTTCAGAAAAAGAAGTCTTTGATGTGTTGACCTTCGCAAACAATTTGTATAATGGCTTCTATCCGGGAATTTTTAATCCCGAATTGGTTAATAGTAGGTTTCGGGATATTACACTTAATCCCCTCGTTGCCACCTCAGAAGGCATCAATAAAGCCCTTCTTGATCCAAAGCAAAATGAGGAAACTCTAATAGGATATTCCAATTGGTTAGAGTTAAATAGTATTATGTATAGAAGGATACTTCTATATTATTCTGGATTGCTCTCTTTTGATTGGAATTATGTTTGCACAAACATAAAAGACGAAAAAGAATACAAATCGAAAAAATACAAAGCGGACTTAGAGATTGTAAGGGATTTCTTTGATAAATTTAATGTTAAAGATTCTTTCTCTACAGTTTTAAAACAAATGCTGAGAAACGAAACGTTTTTTGGACAGTTGAGAACAGAGGGGCAAAAATATGTTATTCAGGAATTACCCAGAACTTATTCTAAACTAGTTGGCAGATTCGACGCAGGACTTCTAATGAACTTTAACATGAATTGGTTTCTTCAGGCTGGAGTTAGTTTAGATATGTATAGTAACATATTTAAAAGATTTTACAGAGATGCCTTTATAAAAAACAATCCAAAAGAATACAACCCTGCTTTACCTGTTGGATCAATGGATTCTTCGTGGGTTTATTGGGTTCAGTGTGATCCTATGGACGGTTTTGTTGCTTTCAAGCTTTTCCCTGAAATTGGAGCAAACATTTCATTTTTAGCACCTTTGATGGGAGATGTGGTTCTTCAGCCGTTAATGAGGTCACTCCAGTCTGATGCTTATATAGCCTCAGCTAGTAAATTATTAACATCAGAAGTTCCGTTTTTAGACGCAAAAGCAAAAATGAAAGATGCAGTTTCGCTTAGTCCCGAACTTCTTGGTAAATTTCTTGCTTTACTAAAGTCATCTTTACCTAACGTTATAAAAGTTGCCTCTGCCCCTCTTCAAAATATTGGTGTTGCTGAATTTACAGGAAATAATGAATTGTATGACTCTTACCTTTCTACAACCGCCGCATCTAGCGGTGTAAATAGTAGATTGTTATTCAGTAGAGATAGGCAATCAATTCTTGAAACTAAAATAAGTGTCGAAGTAGACCAGAATGTGTTAAAGCCAACCTATCAAACATTTGCTAATATGTTAGAATTTTGGGTAAATCAAAGAACTAAACATTATAAGTTTAAATTCATATTTGAAGGATTCAATACCGCGATAGACAGAGAAGAACGCCTAAATACCGCTTTCAAGTATGCCGATATGGGAATTGTATTGGAACAAAAACTTGCTTCTGCAATGGGTCTTAATCCATTTGATTTTAGACGAATGATGGAAGAATCAAAAGCAAATAATTTTGTAAATAAGTTGACTCCGATTCTAAAAGCGAATCAGATGTCGGCTAAAGACTCTGGCGCAGGTCGTCCTACAAAGTCAGACCAAGATTTGACCGAGGGTGGTTCAGAGGCTAGAGAGTCTGGAAGTAATTTGGAAAAAGGGGAAGAATAATAAATTACCAGTTTAAAAAATATATATCTGTAACTGGCAGATAGAGGAGAAAACATGTTTCGTAATAATATGATTGTATCAATTAAAAGTAATTCCAAGTTTTTGAAAGAAGACGGTGAATACGTTAGACTTCCTTTTGGTTCAGAATATAGTATTTATATGAAAAATCAAAATGAAACGGACGCTTTAGTTTCCATTACAATAGATGGTCAAGATGTTCTTTCTGGAAATAAAATTATTCTTAGGTCTAAGTCTGTTTTAGATTTAGAGGGTTTTCTTGATGGGGGTCAAGTAAGAAATAAATTTAGGTTTATAGAAAGAACCGATAGAATAGACGAACATAGAGGGATAAGACCTGATGATGGAATAATTTCTATTTCTTTCACGTATGAAAAAGAAAAACCTAAGTATCAACCTTATGTTGTTTATTATCCTAAATGGGAGTGGAAATATGTTCCATACACTATTACGACAACCGCATATCCTTCTACGATAATACAAGGTGGAACTATTAATTCGGGATATTCGTCTAATTATGCTGTTTATACTAATTATAGTAATAACTTAATAAACGAAAACGGAATAACAGTTGAAGGAAGTAGAACTTCTCAAAACTTTGGATATGGGTGGCTTGGTGAAATGGAAGATGTTTCTACAACTATGTCATTGAAATTACTTGGATTAAAGAACGAAACAGAAAAAATATATACATCAGATTTACATAATTGTAAAATCTGTGGATACAAATCAAAAAAGAACTTTAATTTTTGTCCTGAATGTGGGACTAAAAAATAACAATAAAATAATAATTTTATCAACATTTCAGGTGTTAATATGGAATTCCATATTGACACTAATTATAAAACGGAGGAAATAATTTATGGCTTATTATACTAGTGCAGAAAAGACAGCCCTCAATCGCGCAATGAAGGCTAATCAAGACCCTCAATTGGGTACTCAGTTGGAAAACATTTACCCTCAAGAAACAGAACAATTGCTTGTTGCTGACGGTGCTATTACAGTTAAGAGCGGAGTTTGTAAAATTGCTAAAACTGTGGCTGGCGTAGTTGCGGCTACTTTAGCTGATCCTACAGATGTAACAGATGACTACAAGAGATTGATTATTATTAACTTTCAAGCTCAAGCAAATACTGTTACCTCGGCTTCTTCTTTTGGTGGTGGTGGTTCTGGTAAAGATGTCGCTACTTTCGGTGCGGCTATTGGTAATACCTTGGAACTTATGGCTCTTGGTGGGAAGTGGTATGTTCTTGGTAACTACGGTGTTACTTTAGCCTAATAACGAAAGGTGGTGAAAATGATACCACTGATTAGTGATTCATTAAAAGAATCCTTGGTTCAGCAAATAGCCGAGGAAAAACGAAACGGAAACATCTATCTTTCAATCGCCTCTTATCTTAATGGTAGGGGGCTTTCTAATTTAGCTAAGAAATTCGAAGAACAACATTCTGAAGAAACAGAACATTCTTTAATTTTATATAAGTTACTTTCTGATTTATCTATCGTTTTTGTTGTTCCTCAAATTGAAACATATGATATTTCTTCAATAGATAATATCGTTTCTCTTGCTGAATTATATTTAGAAAGAGAAGTCCAAACAACTGAATCTTTGGGAGAAATAAAGAAACAAGCAATTGATGAAGATAATTATGTTGTTGAAGAACGAATTAGAAAAATGATAAAACTTCAACAATCGGAATATGCTGAAAGTACAGAATTTCTAGATAAAGCAAACCTTCTAAAAGAATGGTGGCAAGTTGCTCTTTGGGATTTATCTTTAAGTGAGGAGGGATAATGGCTTTAAAGTTTTCAACAACTGTTAAAAACGGAGAACTAAATTCCATTGAAACAACCATTGGAACTTCTCCTATTATCAAAATTAGAACAGGAAGCGTTCCTGCAAGTATTACTGATCCAGACACAGGGACAGTTCTTGCAACCATTGATCTTCCTTCAGATTGGTTAACTGCGGCTTCAGGGGGAAGTATTTCTAAAAACGGAACTTGGGAAGATGCTTCTGCCGATAATACTGGAACGGCTGGATATTTCAGATTATACGCTTCAGACGGAACAACCGTTCATATGCAAGGAACTGTTACCGCAACTGGTGGAGGCGGAGATTTAGAACTAGATAATACTTCTATTGCCGCTACGCAAAAGGTTACAATTACCACATTTACTTTAACGGCAGGTAACTAAAATGTACGGAACAGGAACAGCAATATTAGATTTTGGTAGTTTCCCCGGAACCAATGAGGCTAGTGTTTCTGTTGCGGGGGAAACAAATATTACAACAAATAGTAAGGTAGAGTCTTGGATAATGGGTAGTGATTCGACTTCGGATCATACAGCATCGGATCACAGATATATACCTTTGTTTTTAGCCTTAACGTGTGGGAATATTGTTAATGGAACGGGATTTACTATATATGGTAGATCGACTGAAAAGTTAACTGGAACATTTTCTATACGTTGGGTTTGGACAAATAACTAAGAAAGGAGATATATGCCTTTAGATACTATTCAAGTGGGCGGAACATCTGGTAATAAAGCTGAAGTTGATTCAAGTGGCAATGCTAAAGTAGTTTTTCCGAATACTCCAGCCCAAGTCGGGTCTGTTAGAAATTTTAGTGAAAACGACCCCGGAACGGTTACTGGAACACCGTATTTAAAAAGTCCAGAAGTATCCAATGATTACAGGTTAAGAGTTGGAATGGATACTCTTTTGTTCGGGGATACTTTTAGTGCGACATCACAAAACACATCTTTGTGGAAATATGCTTTCACGACCATGACAATGACGCAATCAGCGGGTTTCTTAAATATTAATGCGGCTGGAACATCTACTGTTTCTGGAAACTACGCGTTATTGCAATCATGGCAACATTTTCCTTTGTACGGAACAGCACCTTTATATATAGAATTTACAGGACAGATTACAAATACACCTACAGCAAATGAGGTCTTTGTTGCAGGGGTGGGTATTCCTTCCGCCGCAACAGAACCCGCTGATGGTGTGTATTGGAGATTAACTTCCGCTGGTCTTTACGGTGTTTTAAAGTATAACGGAACTGAAACCGTGTCTGGTCTTTTGAGATCAATAGAGAATATGGCGACCAATACCAATTCAGTGTATGTCATGTCAATTGCCGAAAGAGAAATTGAATGGTGGATAGATGATGTGTTGATGGGGGAAACAGAAGTTCCAAATGCAAACGGACAACCGTTTATAACTACCGCTCTTCCTATATTTTTTATGAAATATAATTCTAACACAATAGGAAGTTCTCCTAATATGATCGTGAAAGTAGGGGATGTAACGGCTAGTGTTGCGGATTTCAATACTACTAAGCCTTGGGCGCATCAAATGGCTGGTATGGGTATGAGCGCGTATCAGGGTCAAAATGGCGGGACTATGGGGCAAACTACTACGTTTGCAAACTCAACAAATCCTACAACTGCCGCTCCATCAAATACTGCTCTTACAGCTAACTTGCCTTCCGGTTTAGGTGGAATAGGTCTTGCGACTTTGTGGAATTTAGCGGCTACAGATATGATAATGATGTCATATCAAAACCCCGCTGGTGGCGCAAATCAAACTCCTAGAAATTTATATATAACAGGAATTAGAATTTCCCCTGTCTCTTATACGGCGGCTTGGACTGCTCCTTCCGCTGGCGTACATGCTTTGCTTTGGGGTGTTGCTTTTGGTCATACAGCCGTTAGTTTAGCTACTACCGATACGGCTTCCTTTGCTAATAACACTACAAAATCACCACGAAGAAAATCTCTTGGTGTTACAACATGGAGTACAGGAACAACCGCTATAGGAACTTCTCCAGACAGAGGCGATATATATGTTCAATACATTTCTCCTTTGGTGGTTAACCCCGGACAATATGTTGCCATAATTTGTCGTATGCTAAATGGCGCGGCAACGGCAACTGGGGGTTTATATTACGCAATAGACTTTGACGGTTATTTTGAATAGATCAAAATAGCTTAATGGGGAGGTATAAATGCCCTTACTATTAGCTATTTTAGAAACAGATATAACGGGTTCTTTAAATGAGCAATTAGAATCAGTTTCTATTTCTTCTTTGGGAAAAGTAGAAGTTGATTCTAATTTAAATATTTCTTTAAGTGATGTCGCATTATCTTCTTCGGGTGGTGTTGAAGTTGAGGGAACTCTTTCTTTAATTTTGAGTGATACTTCTATTTCATCACAATCAACGGTCTCCATATCAGGAACCGTTCAAGTGTTGTTGAATAATGTTTCTCTTAGTGGGAATGGTTCTGTTGATACTACAGGACAGCTAATCTCCAATCTGGATAGCGTGTCTCTTTCTGGAACATCTTCTGTTTTAGTAAACGGGGAACTAAATATTCAGTTAGATTCGGTTTCTATCACATCAACAGGAAATGTTGTATATTCAGATATAACTGGTTCTTTGAATGAAACTTTAGATTCTAACTCTATATCTTCTTCTGGAACAGTTTTAATTCAAGGAAATATCCAGAAAACACTCGATGGAGTAATTAGTTCTGGCTTTATAATTATTGAAACTGATGGAACTTTAAATGTAACCTTAGACAGTATATCAAAAGAAATTGAAGGAACTGTATATGTAGACGGAAATCTTTCTAATCAATTAGAAAATATTTCTATAACCGCTTCAGGCGAAGTTTTATCTACCATTTCAGGTTTCTTAGATGTATTGTTAGACTCTGTATCTTCATCTATTCAAGGAAATGTCACTGATCCAGAAAGATACTTGGAAACATTAAAGGTAACTTTGAAGTTAGAAGATTCCTTATCAATAAAGAACTTAGAAGAAAAAGATTTAAAAATAACTAATCAAATATCTTCTTCTATGTCTATGAAAAATTTGGTTGATATACCAGCTTATATTACAACAGACTTTGAAGAAGTTCTTTCTATTTAGGAGGTGCAATGACTTTAACAATTGAAAACACTCAGGTATCTCCTCAAATACACGTTGGAGATATTGGATCACAGTTTTTGATAACTATAAAGGATCAAAACGATGTTGTGGTTGACATATCTTCAGCAACTACAAAACAAATAATTTTCCAGTCTCCTTCTAGAACAGATAAAACTAGAACAGCTAGTTTTTACACAAACGGTTCAGATGGAAAGATAGTATATAGCTTAATTGATGGGGATATTGACATGGAGGGGGTTTGGAAATATCAGTCAAAAATAGTTATGCCGAGTGGGACTTGGTTTACAAATGTGGAGGAATTTAGGGTTTATCCTAATATTTAATACTATGTATGTAACTAATCCTCAAACAATAGATGAATCAAAACTTTATGTTTGCAATGGAATAATTGCAAACTATTTAATATATGAAAAGCATTTGCCGCTATTCTCTCATAATAAATCAGAAGGAAAGTGGTATTTTGCAAAAACAAAACGATTAGAAAAGGCACTTGAAGAGATGCCTTTTTATTTCAATTTAAGTAAAATTATTTGGTAAGGGAGGTGACAAAACATTTGACACAAAAAATGAAATTTGCAGTAGAAGACATTCACCTTCTTGATGAAGAGCAAGTAGATAAAAGTCAATTTAGTCTTTTACGTGTTGACGCTTTCGCAACTGGTAAATCTCTTCATGATACTTTTGTTACTGAAGAAACACTTAGACGAACTGCCAATACAATATTACAAAAACCATTTGTGTTTGCCATAGATAAACGATTTGATGATCTTTCAAGTCATGTTCCCGAAGAGGTTGCGGGCGGTTTTGTGCCACACAATTCTCGACTCGAATTTAGACAATTAGAAGATGGTAGACTAATGCTTTCTTGCGATGTCCTTATTTGGAAAAGATATTCTAACAATTTAGTTGAGTATTTTAAACGAGATGGTGGAAAAAAAGGTGTTAGCGTAGAAGTTGAGGTTTTTGAATCAAAAGAAGATGAAAAAACAGGACTCTTAGAGCTTGTTGACTATGCTTTTCAAGCAATAACTGGTTTGGGGGATATGATAAGTCCAGCTATTCCAAACGCTCAAGCTGTGATGGCTTTTAGTAAAGAATACAAGGAAGCCTATGAAATTGAGTTCGGGAAATATGACGAATTGAATTTCAAGATTCCAACTTCTGTAAAAAATAACGCTAAACAAGGTCTTGAATTGAGAGAAAGATTTGGTAGAGGTGGGACATCTGTTGGTTTGGCTTCGGCTAGGTATTTGGTTAAAAACGATACCGCAACCCCAGAAAAAGTTAGACATATTGCCAAGTATTTTCCTCGCCATGCTGGAGATAATCTTGATGATAAAGAAAGCAATGGTTGGATAGCGTGGCAACTTTGGGGCGGAGACGCTGGTAGAAAATGGTCTACTTCTCTTGTAAAAAAGATGGATGAGTTGGACGAAAAGAAAATGAGTTACTTT